CCAACTGGTGTGTATCTCACATCTGTAGACATCTACTTCCAGAAGGTTCCTACCGATGATAGTACACCTGTCACGGTACAGATTCGTGAGGTTGAACTCGGTACACCTTCACAGAGAATTCTGGCATACTCTGAAGTTGATAAGACTCCAGAAGAAATTACCATCTCTGACAACGCAAGTATTCCAACTAAGTTTGAGTTTGAATCTCCTGTCTATCTGAATGGTCAGAGAGAATACGCGATTATCATTCTCTCTAACTCCACCGAATATGCAGTTTGGATCTCTAGATTGGGTGAATCCGATGTGGCAACATTGGGTAGAGAAGAGGGTCAAATTCTTGTGTCTTCACAAAGACTTTTGGGTTCACTCTATAAGTCACAGAACGCCTCGGTATGGACACCTTCACAGTATGAAGATCTTACCTTCCAACTGTTCAGAGCAGACTTTGTACAGAGTGGTTCAGTTCAGTTCTTCAATCCTCCTCTTCCTGAAGAGTATAAGGTGATGAAACCAAACCCACTCAACATGGATTCTAATACCATTAGAGTTGGACTCGGTACTACAGTTACTGATACTGGTATCTCAGTTGGAAACTTGGTGACCCAACAGAACACCAACGCTTCTGGTAGATTCGTTGGATATGGTGGTTCTGCTACTGGAACTCTCACATTGACTAATGTTGGAACTGGTTTCACACCTTCCGCATCTTCGTTCTACACCTTCACCGGTATTGCACTTACTTCAATTACTGGATCTGGTTTGAACGCGACAGCTGATATCACGATTGAAGGTGGTGTGGCCATCGGTGCTACCATCGTAAATGGTGGTAAGGGATATAGTGTTGGTGATGTCCTCGAACCTATCTCAATCGGTAACTTGAATCTGGGAAGTGGTATGAGACTGACAGTTGGTAATCTGTATGGTCAAAATGAACTGATTGTAGAAAATGTACAAGGTGCATTCAGTACAGGTGCATCAGATAACATTCTTTATAGAAATAATAGTGGTGTAACCACGGCCCTCAACTTCCCTGGTCCCGTTAACCCCTCAGAGATCAGAACTGTAACTGATGGTCTTCACTTTGAAGTCTTCCATAGAAACCACGGTCTTCACGCAACCGGAAACAATGTTACTTTGTCTGGTCTCAATACCAAGACAAAACCCACAACACTTTCAGTTGAATATCCTCTGACAGCAACTACAGCTATCACGATTGGAAGCATTAGTAATCCTACTGACTTTGGTACCTTTGAAGGTATTGGAGTTGGGGCTACCAACCCTGGTTATGTCAAGATTGGTTCTGAGGTTATCAAGTACACTGGTGTTGATGGAAACACCCTGACTGGTATTACCAGAGGTATTGATAATACTCAAACTGGTAGACACACTGTTAACAATCTCGTTTACAAATATGAACTTAACGGTGTATCACTGAGAAGAATTAATAGACAACATTCTCTCAACACATCAACTAATGGTGTTCCAGTATCTCTCGATACTTACACCATCAAACTTGATGTGGCTGATACTGACTATGGTACAGATCGTTCTGGAACTTCTTTGAGTAAGTTGTTCTTCAATGAGACAATAGAAGGTGGTGGTCCTACAGGTAAGGCAACATACAATGTTCCCTTCGAGATGATTCTACCTCAAATCAACACAGTTGAACCAACAGGCACAAACATCGCACCTTCAGTTCGTACTACAAGTGGTACATCTGTATCAGGTTCTGAACCATCCTTTGTTGATAAGGGATTTGAAGAGGTGGCTCTGAGACAAGAAAACTTCTTTGAATCACCACGGATCATCGCCTCCAAGGAGAATGAAGATCTATATCTTGATGAACTTCCTGGTAACAAGTCCTTCACCATGAACCTGGATCTGATTACAGATGATACTCGTATCTCACCTGCTGTTGACCTGAACCAGACTTCCGTGATTCTTACAAGTAATAGAGTCAATCAACCTGTTACAGATTACGCAAGTGATCCTAGAGTCAATACTACAGGAAGTGATCCTAATAGATTCTTCTATGTAACTAAGAATGTGGCTCTTGAGAATCCAGCTTCTGCTATTCAAATCTTCTGTGACGCGTATATCCCAGAAACTGCAGACATTAGAGCTTTCTACGCATTGAATCAAGATGGACCTGTTGATGATGTAATCTTCGTTCCGTTCCCTGGTTTCGGTAATTTCCAACCCAATGGATCTATCGCATCACAAGGATCAAGTAATGGAAGTTCTGATTTGTTCGTACCCAAGGTTGATGTCTTTACTCCAAAGCCCAATCTTTCAATGTTCAGAGAGTTCAAGTTCTCTGTAGATTCTCTTCCTACCTTCAAGTCGTTTAGAATCAAGTTGATCGCAACATCAACTAACCAGGCAACTGTACCTATGATTCGTAACTTCAGAGCTATTTCACTGGCATGATGAAGAAGGTTCCTGTAAAAGATCACACCAATCTGTATCGCGATCGTTCTTCAAAAGCGATCGTGAATACAGATTCAAATGGGTATCAAGCCTATGTGGCTAACAGAGAAAAACTCTCTACTGATAAGGAAAGAATTGATCAGTTGGAAACGACTGTCGAAGAGATCAAGTGTGATCTCACCGATATCAAATGTTTGCTCGTCAAGTTACTTGATAAATAGAAAAAAAGTAGTAGTGAAGAATGGCTCAACCTACCAATAGACAAGAACTGGTTGACTACTGCCTGAGACAACTCGGTGCTCCTGTTCTTGAAATAAATGTAGCGGAAGAACAGATTGATGATCTGGTAGATGATGCTCTTCAATATTTTCAAGAGAGACACTTTGATGGAGTTGAAAAGGTTTTTCTGAAATATCAGATTACTCAAGGTGATATTGATAGAGGAAGAGCAAGACCACCTGGTGCACCTGAGAATGGATCAGGTCAAGTTGGTATTGCGAGTACAAGTGCAACAGCAAATATCGTAGGGACAGCTACAACATTCACATATTACGAAAATAGTAATTATCTTCAGATCCCACCAAACATCATTGGTGTGAATAAAGTGTTCCAGTTTATGACTACTAGCACTGGACAAGGTATGTACAACGTGAAATATCAGTATATGCTGAACGGTGTCCAACTCTGGGGTGGTGCAGGCTTTGATATGTTGTCATATTCGATGACAATGAGCTATCTGGAAACGATGAATTTCCTCCTTAACACCCACAAACAGTTCGGTTTCAACCAAAGATCTGATAGATTGTATCTCCATGTGGATTGGAGTAACCTCAAAGTTGATGAATTCTTGATTATTGAGGCTTATAGAGCAGCGGATGGAGACGATTATTCAAGAATTTGGAATGATTCGTTCCTAAAACCATATTTGACAGCTCTAATCAAGAGACAATGGGGTCAAAATCTGATTAAATTCCAAGGAGTCAAACTTCCTGGTGGAATTGAGTTCAACGGAAGACAGATTTTCGACGATGCAGTCAAAGAATTAGAGGAAATTAAGGAAAGAATGACCTTCAACTATGAACTTCCACCCATGGATATGATTGGTTGATAGAAAATGACACTAAATCCCTTCTTTCTCAACGGAACAAAGACTGAACAAGGACTAGTTCAGAGCTTGATCAATGAACAGATCAAGATGTACGGTATCGAGTGCTATTATTTGCCTCGAAAATACATGACAACCAACACGGTTATCAAGGAAGTCATCGAATCTAAGTTCGATTCCGCGTATCCACTGGAGGCATACCTTGATAGTTATGAAGGATTTGGTGGTCAAGGAACAATTTTGTCGAGATTTGGTATTGATGACAAAGATGATTGTACTTTAATCATCTCAAGAGAAAGATTTGAGACTTATATTGCACCTCTATCAGAGAATTTACCCAATACTGAGCTCACAACTCGTCCAAAAGAGGGAGATTTGATCTATTTTCCTCTTGGTGATCGTATTTTTGAGATAAAATTCGTAGAACACGAGCAACCTTTCTATCAATTAAAGAAAAACTACGTCTATACACTCACTTGTGAGCTATTCCGCTACGAAGATGAGGTTGTTGACACTGGAATTGGTGAAATTGATGACAATTTGGTCGATAAAGGGTATATTCAAACCCTGAATATGATTGGTACAGCATTAACTGCTACCGCTTCTGCTGGAATTTGTACTCTTGGAGCTGTAAATCTGGTTTCAATCACTAATATGGGTAAAAAGTACTCATTTAGACCTGAAATTGGATTCTCTTCTTCACCTGGCACCACTACAGTTGGTATTGCATCACTCACAAATGAGTATATTCAGTGTAATGGATTAAAAGGTGGCATGGTTGAGGCAATTGACTTAGTAAATGCTGGTTGTGCATACACTATTGCACCACAAGTCAAAATTACACCGTCTGGAAACGACGATGGTGAAGGTGCAACAGCCACAACTGGTATTTCTACGAATGGATCTATCCAATTTGTGACTATTACTGATGGTGGATCTGGATATACTACCAATCCCAACTTCACCTTTGTTGGAATTGATACCACTTTACCTGTAGGTGTTGTTACAGGTTATGGTTATGGTGTTATTAATGCTGCTGGTGTTGTTACTGCAGGTTATATCAGATATGGTGGTGAGAACTACAACCTTACTGGCCTCTCAACAATAACTAATGTTAATATTGATGATCCTGCGGGACTCGGATCCACTATTGGAATTGGCACATATATCTTCAATGAGGTCGTCACTGGTCAAACCTCAGGTACCTCCGCTAGAGTCAACAGTTGGGATGTTGAAAATCATATTCTTGAGATTAAGATTGTTGATGGATCATTCACATCTGATGAACTTGTCATAGGTGAAACATCAGGAGCATGTTATGCAATGAGATCACAGATTGTTGATGATTTGGTGACACCATACGCTGATAATGATAATATCGAAA